CCCATGCATCGCCAGGATTATCTACAGGTATCTCAATTATACCACCAGTATCGTCAGTTATGACATTATTTGGATCTACAACAGGGAGTCTAAATTGTTGGTATACAGTTGATGGATCATCACCTATACCACTATCAAAGTCACTTAAATCATCATCAGTTGTAATAAGAACATGAGCAAATGCATTAGTTCCAGTAATACTGAATGTCAATCTCTCCTCATCTTCTACTGTAGAATCTTCACGAATACCGACAGTAACTTTTGCTTCGTTATCTTGAATTACAAATTCACCATTTAACTTATTACCTACAATATCAGATGGTGTGATGCCTTCACCAGTAAGATTGTAATATAGTATCGCTCCATTAGGAATATTAGTTGTTGTGATTGTATAAATTATAAATTCATCTTCTGGGCAAGTTGATCTATTTGGAACAACATTGAAGGTTGGATTTGTATTTACAGGATCATCTACTGTTGGGAAATTCTCATCTGTATTATCTTCAATATCTTCAAATGGATTTACATCAATAGGATTGTATGGATCATATGGATTTTTTATATCTTTTTCAAGTATTGTACATTGTCCAATGTTTTTCGTAAATTTTATCTCAGTTTTACCATCTTCTGGAGAATTATTAGTCAACTTAACGTAAAAAATTTCATTACCATCAGTAACAGTATCGACTAATGTTTGAACTTGTATTGTTTTTTCTGATTCTCCAACAGAAAAACCTATAATATCATCTACTGCAAGATAATCTGTTCCAGAAGTAGCAGTTCCTTTAGTCAGTGTTTTGAATGAAACAGATGATGCTATGTTAGTAATACCACTTCTAGTTATGGTAAATACTGCTGGTTCTCCTTCTGTAACTGTTACATCATTTATACTGTAAACAATTTTAGGTTCTCTGGTTGTATCTGTGCCAGGTAAAGGAACTCCACCAGTAAATCCGATACCAGTTATTTCTAATGGTGCACCATCATATGCTTCTTCACAAACATACTGTGTGTAATCACCAGGAGTATCACCAAATAGATTATCTATCTTAGATAAGAGTTTATCTAAGAAATTTTCATCATCTTCACCATCTTCCTTACTTCCATCAGTACATATTTTCTTATATTGTGCACATGTTTTGTCAGGACCTGTACAAGTGATTCCCAACAATCTAAGAATATAATTAATTGCATTTCCAATCAAGTTAAGTGGAGCAGCAATAGCACCTAGAATATCTTGAAGAGGACCTAGGATACTTTCTAATAATTCATTCATTAACTGGTATATTTTGGAGATGATACCATTTACTAACTCATCTACTTGACAGATAGCAGCACGATATATTTGATTGACATAACTCATCAAAACATTTGTCAACCACTCTGCTAACCTAAGTCCAATATCCTCCATCTTACATCCGAGATCTTTTAATCTCTTATTGAAAAATTCTGTTACACCTGTTAAAGCATTACCATCTTCATTAGGTCTCAGAACTGCTTTTACTAACTTATCAACTGCTTTTTGTAATAAACTAACAATATATCCTTTTATTCTTGCTAGTAACTCTTGTATTACCGATACTGCCTTATTTACATATTGTCTTGCTGTTCCTGCTGATCTGTAAATTCCTCCTGTATATTTACTAACGTAATAATCTCCAATATTTCCATTGCTTGATTGAATATCTGCAAGGAATTGAGCAAGAATATTTTTCATTTGAGTTTTAGTATCAACTTCATCGCATTTTTCAGCAGTTAATTGACACCACTCCTCTCTTTCAATACTATCTACTAATACACCAGTATCTACTCTTAACTCTCCGTCACCACGTCTAGTTCCAGTACTAGGACCTCCATTTTGTTTAGAAGTACTACTTGCACCAGGATTTCCATCTGTTAGAGGATCTACTTCAAATGGAGAAGTACGATCACCAGTTGCAAATCTTGACTCAGGATCTTCTTGTCTTATTGTTTCAGTTAAGGTTGTAGAACCTGGCGTTTGACCAATAGAACCCATGATGATGGGTTTTTGTTTATCATTATCAATGTAAAAACCAACCACCCAACAACCTGGTGTTAGTTGAGCAGCAGACCCAACTATATTACCAGGTGCGAATGGTTGATTGACAGGCATCATCACGTTTGCCCATGGCAATTCAGCAGTAGAAATTAACTCCCTAGATTTAGGGTGTTCTCCTACAATTGCTACTTTGTATCTGTAACCACCTTTGTTATTCTCTTCAAGATCAGCAACACCTTCTACTTGACCTATCCACCAAGGAAATCCATCGTTGCCTATTTTACTTGTTGGAATTAACCGTGATAATCCTTCATCATTTATTGACATTAGTCGTCATATACTAAACATTCTGGTTCATCAGGATGCATCTCGCAAAATAATTCAATGCAATTTGGATCGTGATGATCTCCTGCTTCGATTTCTTCTTTATGATGCTCTGCATACACTTCAAGGTCATGCAATTCTTCGGTTGTATGCCTTTTCATGCTTTCAGATGTATTTGGATCGGCAAGAATTTCCTTGTCGTGTTGAATGTGCTCTTCAATTGTTTTCATGGTTTTGCCTCCGTACAATATGTACACTATTATTTATTCGTCACGAGGTGATGGAGTACCACTTCCGTAAGTATCTCTCATCAATCTTACAGTAGTTATCATAGTTCCACTTTTTCCCTCAGAAAACATATAATTGTGTGTAACTTCTTTAATAAGATACATTCCACTGCTCTCTTCGTCAACTAATTGTTGTTTTTTCACTACATCTGGTGCTTTGTTTGCTAACTCTACGATAAATTTATCTCCTGCAGTCATCCATGGATTGCCAGGAATTGTACATATCGCTTGTTGATTTCTAAGGGAATCATATCTTACAATTGATTGTAATGTAAATTGTTTAGCAAAATCTGAGTATCTGTTAGCGTTTTCATTATCTGATTCCTCATAGTCTGCTGGTTGTGGTTCATTAAAAAACGTTTCATGATCCAATACATGAGATTTAATTCTTGTAGGTCTCGAAGTTAAATTTGTCTCTTTACCTATTATAAAATTAGGGACTACATCAACTTTATCTTGAGTTCCCAAATGAATCATATTATCAAAATTATCTTGATAATCTATCTCAAGTTCTTCATAACTTCCTGTGCTTAAATTAAAAAATACTACTTTTGAGCAATATTTTCCCATTCGGAATGAAGACATTATATCAGTTTCTGATATAAATGTCCAGTCTCGAATTATATTTCTCTTTTCAACACCTTCAACGTTTGCAGCAGTTTGAACATAAGGACCATGTGGTTCACTTTTTAATTGTTCATTTTCAAATATACTTTCTTCTGTTGTATCACACAGTGAATCTACAGAGAAAAACATATATCCTCTATAAGTTTCCCAGAAAAAGAATCCAGCACTACCATTAATTGCTTGTGTTGTTTCATCTTTCTGTGACGTTACTGTAGCTGTAGTTGTAGAACTTTTCTTTTTAGGTACACATTTGTTTAAATATTTTGATATGAGATCAAAAGGTCTCATTCTATTAGGAAGCATGTATATTTCAAACAATGATGGTTCAGTCCAAACATCTTTAGTGGTTCCTATGACTTCTTTTAGTAATTTTGTAGTAATATCTTTTGGATTTCCTATTAAAGGTTTTTTAACTTGTATAGTTTCGTTGATTAAACCTTCTTCAGAAACTAATCTCAATACGTAAGCTTGTATTTTTTCTTTTGCAACTCTAGTAGAAATCCCACTTACAGACAGTTCATGAGTACGCTTTTCATCTTTAAAACTTGTCTTAACATCTACTGTTATTATTTCTCCTCCTGTTATTGGATACGTATTATAAAAATTTGTAGAGTCACTCACAGAAAGTAGACCAGTAATCATTGGAGAAACTATACTTTCTATTACTTCAAAACCTGTACACAACTCTTTGATAGATTCTTTACGAGATCCATCAGGTTTTCTTATCGTAATATCTACGATTTCTACATCAATAGAATTTTGAAATGTCATTACACTTTACTCATAAT